TGTGACTGATGCCATTGGGTTTAAGGGTGTTGTTCATCGTAAAAGGTTTACAAATCCATTTAGTTCTATCCATACGTCGCCACGCTTCTGGCCACGAATCTTCCAGTAGTACACGCCATCAGGGACGTAGTAAAGGCCGTCACTTACGCTGTGGCCAAAGACTCCCACGGTGTTGTTGCCTAGCCATTGTGCGCCAGGTACGTCGGACTCCCATACCACGTCGCCCCAGCGGTTAAATACCTGCATCTCCCACCACAGCCAACAGTCGCCGTCAGTGTATGCGCGAAACACATCGTTCTTGCCGTCGTTGTTAGGCGTAAATGCGTTTGGTACAAAAATGGCGTCGTCGTTGCATGGGTCTGGGGTGTACACAGGTGCGGTGTAAGGCCATGGCGGTGAATCGCAGTACGGGCCAAGTGACCACATCAAAATGTTGTCGGACGGGTCGACGTCTGGGTATGGCTCGTTAGTCAATCCTGATTCGCCTGTGATTGTCTCACTGTCGTTGATTTGATAAATGGTCATCACGACGCATTCGTCGTAAAAAGCGCCTTCCTCAATTGCGTCTATCCAACAATGCGCTGTGCCTGAGCCAAAAAAAGGCACGTCAGTCAATTGAAAGTTAATGGTGTCGCCTGTCTGCAAAATGTTGTCATCGCCTTGGCCAATGTCAAAGCCTGGAAAGTCAAGCGGGAATATGAGTAGCGCCCACTCCATGCCTTGTACGCAGGGAAATGGACTTTCGGCAAGTGGTGGATCAAAGGTCAGACCTAACAGGAACTCACCAATGCTGTCAGCTTGCGTCAAGCACTGGCCATTCTTAACCACAATGGTCATTTCAGTTGTCAGCGGATTGTAGCCGTACAACTCCATATCGCACTGCGCCCAAACGGGAGCAATCAGGAACAAGGGAAGGATGTGAAGCAATCGCATGGCACAAACGTATGCCATAACGGCATCCAAACGGCATCCAATCACAGGGTAGTTATAAACATACGGATGTCAAAAAGGGCCACCCGTAGGCAACCCTTCCTGAACTATGAAACAATATCTAAACCCTGTTGCGCTCTAAGAGGCTCACACTTAAAGGTATGATAGAGATGCCACACAAACAAACTGCCTCCCAAGAAATTCCATGCGTGGCAATGTCGTAGCACGCCGTTGTAGCGATCATGCCGCCAATGGTACGTTTGGCTGACCAACGCCGCAAATTGCCTTTCGTCTTAAATACCTCAGTCACGTCAAAGCGTGCGAGTATTTTGAGCAATTCAGGTGTAATTCCAGATGACATTGGCCGATTTCTCCCAATCTATGTCACAATGGATAAAGTCCTCGCCAATACCTAGCCTGTCAATGCCTACTTCAAGCAGTGCAGTGACAATAAGAAAGCGGTCGCGTGACGTAGCGGCTACGATGTCAGCTGCGACGCCTTTACAATGCGAGCTTGCCGCGTTGCTTCCCACGGCGTACGAATGTTCCTCGGTGCGGTATCCTGACGTAATGACAAACGGAATACCTGCGCGTGATCGTGCTTCGTCGAGCATGTCTAGAAACTCTTGATCCATGTAGTGGCCGCTACCTGGCTCGTCGGGGCTGTCGAACTCAGAGTAGTTAAACCACTTCATACGTCTTGACGTTCCTTGCGTGCCTTTAGCGCGCGTTCGACATTCCACCAGACTAGTGTAAGGCCGGCAATAATGGCAATGGCGTCATTGATGTAGCCAATCATTACGCTGCCCACGTAGGTTACGTTTAGTGCGTTTTGTAGATGTGTCCTCAGTTCCTGCATCACGGATCGTTAAGTACAAACCAACCTTCTGAAACCATGTATTCCGCATCGCGCACTGTTACGCTGTCAGGCAAGATGAGACCGAATTGGATTTGGTCGAGTTGGTGAATAGTAGATGAAAGTGTGTAGCGTTCCTCTGCTGTTAGTTCAGGGAACATAGCGACAAGCCTTTCAAGCGTGCAATTAGGGTGTATTTCAATGACCGCCCTGGTGTCAACAAACAATGCTGCACGCGTGCGGTCTTCAGGGTGTGTAATTAGGCCAAAGTATGTTCTATCAGCCTCATCCTCGTTTTGCAAAAAGACTGGGCGTCCAAGGTTGTACAACTCGCGCGAAATGATTTGCGCTCGTTCTAAGCTCGTCAATTGACCTTGCGGGAGTACGGTGATCCATTGCATTAGTACACGCTGTAATAGTCGTTAATATCGCTGCTAATGTTGCTTTGGCTGTGTGCCGTACTGTTAGACCAAATAACCCATTCTTGTATGTAGCCATTCATCAGCTGCGTTGTGTTTGTAGACAAACCACCCAAACGCATAACGCGGCTGTGATTGTTCGGTGTTTGTGATCCCGTTGGTGAATTTGTCAAGCTGCCAGCAACGTTATCGTATAACACTTCGACGTCTTGTTGAGCAAATCGCGCAGACATGAGATATTGCGTGTTAATTGCTGCCGTTGCAATTTGATCAACGTATGACAATGTATTACCGCTAAAACGCCAGCCGAATCTCAAACCGACCACAACTTCCTGCATTTGGAAAAAGAAGTTTTGTTGACCTGCTGACGATCCCCATTGGCTGGCGGCTGATTGACGTGTGGAGATACTGCTATACTGTACAACAGCTGCTGCGTTAACTGCGCCATTTGGGTTAGGGGCAAATGACGCCGTGTCTAGGTAGTCATTCAAAAACCTAATTGCAGGCTTGCCATTAACGGTGTTCAATGACCCTGAATTGTAAATTTGAGGTTGCAGCTGTGTAGTGCTTTGTGTTGCGTTGCGCCCGTTGCCGCTCTGATCATACCAAGTAACTACAAAGCCGTTGCCAGCACCTCCGCAAAATGTACTCAGTGCTGCGCTGTCAAAATCGCCGTCAGCAGTAAACCCAATGTCCTGTTCAGTCGTGTCGGGGTTAGTGCGTCGTACGCGAATCGCGCTGCCACTGTACGCAGTGCGCAGTTTGCGCAAGGAATACGCAGCTACAGCGCCAGTATAGTCGTCGAGCAAATCGTCAGCAATTTCCACTTCCTTGTACGTCGACATAAAGGTGTATCGAGCATTTTCAGCAACTGTATTGATGTAGTTGCTAATCTTGTCGAATACGTCCTCCAGTGTAGCGTTGTCTGCTGGTTGTAGTGTGCTTGGCGATGTCCAACCTGCGGCGTCACGCAAACCAAGGCCACTTGTGTTAACGTACACTTTGCGCACAATCTTGTAGCCGCTCGCGGGATCGTCACCTTGGTGATCGTAATAACGTCCCTGACCAAAGTTACTCATGGTCATGTACATTTCCTTGGTCTCTCCACTGCCAATGACCGTAGACCAATCGCCAGCAAAGTTATCTCGCGAGGCTTGGTTGTAACCGTAGCCCTTAAACTCCTGCGTACTGTTGTCACCGCCCGTACTGTTGTTCTCAGGACCTCGTACGGGTTCACCTCCATCTTGTGCTTCCGTTGTAATACCAACTGCGTCACGTCCAATCTTACGCAGCGTCACGCTCATTTCGCACGACGTAGAAAACAGCTCCCAATTTAGTGGCGTGTAGAAGTTGCCTGTATCTAAATCTTTAAACCTGCTAAATGGTTTGCTTGGACTCACGTTTGTCCCGCGCAACACAATGTTTCCGCGTTCCACCTTGCGAGATTTGTAATGTGCTGCGAGCACTTCCTCCACACACAGCTTATTGAGGCTTCGCTCAGTCGCGCTTGCCTGATTGACCCAGTTGTCAGAAAGTCCAAACGTAGTCAGCGTATCTTGGACCTGTACACTTCCAAAGCCATAACCAAGGCCGCCAATGTGCGTGGTGCCTAATGCAATAGATCCACGGCCAAATGTTGAACTAGCCTTCCAGTCAAAGTTTGGTATTGTGTTAAGGCGGTTATTGCTGTAGGAAACCAGTTGCACATTTGTCAAAGTCTTTGTGCTCAACGCAGCGGTCAACGTACTGCTCTCGTTTCCATATGAATCGTACGCATGAATGGTTGGAATAAGCGTCACGCCTTGCTTATTGCCAGGCGATGGCAACATGATTCCACCTTCTAAATAACGATTGTCAGCCTGATTGGTGTCGTAATAATATGATGGTGTATCGGGTCGGTGATAGTTATAAAGGCCGAAAGCTGATGAAAAGCCAATTGTTGTATCTACAAAAGGCGCATAGTCTGCGTTATTTAGTGCGTCGTCCCAAATAAAACTGTACTCACTAATGCGCCCGGCAGGGTGTTTCTCAAATGTGTTCTTGTAATAAGTAGCAGCCCCGCCATCGTCAAATTGTATGCGCCACCTAATTACAAAACGCCCTAGACGTTCAGAGTACGGCTCATCCAAAGCATCGTTTTCGATGTACGCAGTAAACTTTAAAAAATATGCTGTCTCATCGCCAGCTTGCTCCGCTCCGAATTGATAACTGTTTTGAGTCAGCGTTGTCCCGTTTGCAACGTCTGTCTCCTGCACAATCACGTAGCCTTCATTTGTGTCACGTGTCAACGACACTTCGTTGATTTGTGGCGTAAAGCTAGTGACCCACTCATTGCCTTTTAGGCGTGTGTTTTGTTGTGCGAGCTTTTGATATTCATACGTGCCAACGATTGTCTTAGTGCCAAACGTGTTGTCGTACGCCATTGTGTAGCCAGCTATCTCCTGATCGCTAATGTTCACAGGGATAAAATGCCATGTGTTGCCGTAGTAATACAAACGCAGTTGCAATGACAGACAAATGCTGTGCAGCAAATCGTACGCGTTTATAAAAGTTGTGTCGCCGGCGTTATCTGTATGACTAAATGCGTGCGTGTGAATTCGCATCCGTCGCGTGTTAGCAAAATTGGTCCCGCCTGGATGCGCGAGCAGACTCATAACAACGTCATCCGTAGAATAGACGTCGTCTGCTATTTCTATACGATTGTCACTAGGGTTTTGGTCGCTTAGGTAACTCCACGTAGTCCACTTTTCTTGGATGTTTTTGAGGATGTTATCTAGAATAATTTGATTCCCCTCGTAAGCTGTCCCGTCGTCATTGTAGTCTACGTTTTTGAGCAATGACAAACCATCGGTTGCAACGATGCGTAATGTGTTGACTGGTGTGCTTTCTTGCAAATCAACTTGCTCGCATAGTATCGTGCCAACCCAAATGCGCTCATCGTCGCGCAACACCTCTAGTAACCAGTCGCCATCTTGCGCGTCAAGCAGGTTGTTAATTAACGTAGTTAGACTCGAATCACCAGCCGTCCATAACGTCTCAACCTCACAACGCGAGTGGACAATGCCAGGCAACAACAACGTGTCGTCGGTGTTCTCGTAGATCAGCTTAACGCCTTGCGGTCCAACGTCAAACTCCTTGGCGCTGTCCGTGCCTGACGTGTTCTCAATGATGCGAACTTCGTATTCCTCGCCATTGATGCTTTGCGCGGTGCTCGATGCGTATAGGTAGCTGCTCATGCGTATCGGTTGCGGCTCGTGCCTGTGCGAGCGTTCGACAGGAAGATGTCGTTGCCTTGGATGCGTCCATACACCTCTACCTGGTTGCCGCCCATCATGTCTCTTAATTTACTTAATGGCGCCACAACTTCGGGGTCGATTGCCGCATTTCTGTTGTCGCCAATCATAGCCATCGTAGGACCGTATGCCACACCGCCTTTAGCAAGCGCAGGAATTTGAACTCTACTCATAATGCCTATACCAGCAGATAACAAAGCAGCCATAACAAAGGGGTATGCAGGTCCAGTGCCAGCTGCTCCCTCTGCACTGTTTTGCAAAATCTTGGCCTTTGTCTGCGCTAGATAAGCAATAATAACTTGACGCGCGACCATTGCAACAGCTTGGCCAAACGTCATTGCTTCCTGCGCAGCACGTCCAAACGCGTCTGCAATCGCATTGCCCATATTATTAGCTGCACTTGTTACTCCCATTGTTTGCACTTGAACATTTTCTAGCATGCTAAAAAACTCGCCCATAGTCATGCGTGCAGTTTTCGTTCCTTCACTAAAGTTTGTGATTGCGTGCGCCGCTTCCTCTAGGCCGCCAACGTACTGGCGTACCTGCGTTGTGCCTTCTTCTACACTTTCAGTGTTGTCATTGACATTAACGGTTAAAGCCGCCATTTCATTTTGCAAGTCAATGACCATATCAACAGCACCACCAACTTGCGTCGTATATACAGATGTATTGCGCTTAACGCCAAGCAGTGCATCGCCTTGTTGTAAAATTATTCTCTGATTGTCAGTCAGCGTAGCGTTAAAATCTTTAGTCGCTCTTATGCTCCTGTTAATGGCGGGCAAAGAACCCTGTTTAAATCCACGTGTCGCTGTGTCTTGGACATCCTGAATTTGTTGTTGTAAATCAATGTATGAATTAAGCAGATTAATTGTCTCAGCGTTTTCTGCTCGCTTCTGCTTTCGGCTTTCATCATCAAGCTCCGCATAGCTGTCGCGCAATTCCTCAATACTGGTGCGTGCTTCGTCAGCGTCACTTTTCATGCCTTGCAAAGCAAAACCAATGGCCGTTATAACACCTGCTGCCGCAAGTATAGGGTTGCTGGCTAATGCTACACTAAGCAATCCTACCTGTGTAATAATTTGAGGCAGAAAAAACAGGATGGGGCCGAAAGCAGCAACGATTCCGCCAAGACGGACAATGACGCGTTTAGTGCTGTCGTCAAGGTTTGTAAAACCCTCGACCATTTCACGAATGCGAGTGATCATTGGCGCAATCATGCCTGTTACAATCCGCCCAATTTCTTCACCTAAATCACCAATGGCGTTGCCAAGCTGAGTGATGCCGCCATCGGCCTCCGCTGCGGCCTCCGCACTTCCGCCGTATTGCTTCTCAAGTTCGTCGAGGATGATGCCCTGCGCCTTAGCCAGCTCGCCCGTTTCTGCTAACGACTTAATAACCTCTTTCTGCTCTTTGCTAAACTGGATGCCTGATCGCGACAAAGCACTAAGGTTTGCAATGGGGTCGTTGAGTGCTTTACCCAATTGGATGCTTGCGCTTTTTAAGTCACCGCCCAAACGCGTCGCAAGGTCGAGCGCGGCCTTTTGCGTGCGGTCAAACTCATTGCCAGCAATGTTGGTAAACGTAAGCAGCTGCGCGGTTGCATTCTGCAAAATGTCCTCATCGCCAAACAACGTATTTTTTTGCAGCTCTGCTGCCATATTGGTCAAGTCACCAAGCGTACGCCCAGCGGCGTTGCCTGTAGACTTTAAACCCTGCTCCACTTGCGCAACGGCCTTGGCTTGGTCACGGAATGCTTGCACACTTAACGCGGCCATACCTGCAAGAGGCAACGTCACGCTTTGCGTAATGCTGCGACCCAGCTTTTCCATATTGCCAGTCATCGAGCGCATATTGCGCTGCACGCGTCCGAGCTGTTTATTCAGGTCGCGCGTATCTGCGCCGATTCTGACTACGAGATCTCCAAGTTTAGCCATCTTTATTTGTTGCGAATGCTTTTAACTGATTCCAGCCGTGACTGGGGTTCTGCTTTTCTTGCTTCTCCCACGGGAATGTAGCAAGGTCTTTGGGCTTTAGGCTTGCGCCTTTTTTGGTGTGTACGTTAAGCAGCAACGCGGTCTGCCATCGAGTACGCTCCCAGGCATCACGCTGTTGTGTTTCCTGTAGTTTGTACCGACCGCGCACCGCGTTGCCGAACTGTCGAAATGTGAAGTCGTATAGAGCGTCAGGGGTGAGGCCCAAAAGCCCCAACCCCAACGACTCTATTTCGTCCCATTCAAGTGGCTTGTCGTCGTCGTCACCTCGGTTTTTTTTTCACCGCCTGGTGACATCGACTCTTCAATCACCTTCATCACATTTGCCAAGTCCGCAACGTCAATCAAACCAAGAAAATCATCCACTGACATTTCAAACTTCATACCCTGCTTACGGCATCCCTCTTGGACGAAGTAATACAGCAGCTCAGGCATCTTGGTGACGTCCTCGCTGTCTAGCGTGGCCACCTTGTGACCTGTTTCGTTCTCAAAGTTTCGCCACGCACGCATGCTTGCGCGCACAGGAAAGGTCTGGTTGTCAAGGGTGATCGTCATGTATTACGAGTGGTCTTGGAATGTAATTGCGCTTACGCACTCAAGAGTAGCGGTGTACGACGCGTTGTCTTCTGTTCCTGCGCTCAATTCGAGTGAGGTAATGTACGCTTCGAACACAATCTCCTTGTCGCCAGCTACCTCGCTGTCAGCAGTAAAGTCGTACGAGCAAACCTTGACGTCTTGCTTGTTTCCAGCCAAAAAATCGACCATCAATTCGTCGTATCCGTTGGTGGCGTCACCAGCGTAGAACGCAGTGAAGTTAACGGTCAATGTTTTCAAGCCAGGCAACAATGCGCGGTAACCGCCGTTGTTCTTGCTTGTTGTGTCGCGTGTCTCTGTTGACACTGATACGCTCAAATCAGTAACGTGATCTGCGACGACAACAGTTGTGTTGTCTGTCTCGAACATCACCGTGTACTGTGAGCCATTAAAAATACCTGTAGTGGCCATGATTATTCGTTGTTAGTAGGTTTTTTGCGGTCTGCAATGATTAGGTTAATGAGCACGTCGAGGTAACCAAATACCTGGTTATCCTTGTCGCTAGGCGTTGCGTTGACAATGATTTTAATAAAGGCCAAAAGCCCAAGCGTCAATTCGCCCCAATTTTCTGCAATGAATGTAAGTGGGTCCATTATCGTTTGATTCTAAAGGTGTAGTCCTGCACTGCAATATAAGTCTTGCGGTCAGCACTCACCTCAGTTATTTCGTTTGTGTAGTTAATTGATTGCACAGTGATGTCGCCAGCACTTGCGTCGGTTACTGTCACGCCCTTGCGATCTAATGCATCACGGAC